CCGCTCTCCACGTAATTGCACCCGCTCGGCACCACACTTATCGTTGCTTCACCGTCACAGAGTATGGGGTACTCGCGTCTAAGCTTTCCCATCACATCCTCCTCTCGCCCCCACGGGCTTATGATTGCTCACAAACGCCCGGCTAGCGGCCAGCAGTGTCGGGGGGCTTGTATTTGGACCGCCAGCCGGACGAGATTCGCTGCCGAGCCGCACGGTTTTCCACACGAGAGGTACCCACGATTATCAGCACATTCAGTTGTGGCGCGGCCCGGCTTTGTGGTGCGTAGCCCCTCCCGGCAACGCGGGTGTGCCGACGAGCGCGACCGGGGTTGCGGGGCCATCGGTCCCCTCCTTGTGAGTATGATTGCGCCCGCGGGGCGCGAAGGGGCGTCTGATCCGAGGAGGTGACCGCACCCCGCGGTTTGCGGCGGACTCACCCTGATTGAGGCGCTGCAATGATGGCAGAGGGCGAGGGAGGAAAGTTCCCCGCCCCCCAGGACGGAGGCTGCGCCACCGCACAGTCCAAACCCCGCGGCCAACTGCGACCGCTTCTCTGCCGCCTGTGTGTATTCTGGTATGAGGGCCGCGGGGGTCATCATCGAGCCTCCGAGAGATGATTGCAGGGGCCGCCAGCACCCTCGCGGATGGCCTCGCCCGACGGCCCCTGAAGGGGAATCTCCACCCATGAGGCAGAGCCTGTTATTCGTTTGTCTGTTCGCAGTCCAATCATTCTGTGGAATAACCTATTGGCGACTTGTTCCTCGACGGCCTTTCGCTCGGATGGGGTATAATCCACGTTATATCGTAAGTGGAACCCTAACGCCCTCCTGCCCTCTGCGCCAGAATCTCGTCAAGCGCCTTGCGGATCGTGCGGAGTTCAGAAAGCCGGACCCCTTGAACCGCGGACTTCTCGCTGAGTCGTTCCCACAACCATTTCTCGTCGCAGTTCATGTGCCGCGCGAGCGCCGAAAAGCTAATTCCCTTCGCCCGACGCCGAGTATTCAGGGCGGTGCGGTCCCGGCGGCTCGCCAGTCGATCTCGCTTTTCTTCCATTACGGCGATTCCCTCTGTCATCATGGAGCCTATTCTAAACCCTCAATTCCACGTTGTCAAGGGGTTTTACCATGGATTTAAGAAATATTTCCGGGCGGACAGACCTTTTCGTGCTACAATGCCCCCAGTAGAAAGGGACGCAGAATGTGGCATATGAAGGCTGGATACCATGCCGGGACTATCTCGTGAGGAGTTCCCCGGCGCTATCAACTCCTTTTTGGGCTACCTTTCTGACTACCGGCGCTGCGCTAAAGGGACGATACGGGCGTATGGCTACGACCTGCAGCTATTTACGCGGTTCCTACGGCTGCGCCACGCCCAACTGACTGAGCCTGCCGAAGTCACCCGCGAGATCGTCGTGGAGTATGCCCGGGAGCTGAGCGGTGGCCCAACGACGGTTCGGCGGCGCCTCTCGGCATTGGGGTCATTCTATAAGTACCTCGTCATCACTGGGCAGATTGCCTCAAATCCTGTCTATGGGATTCCGCTCCCCCAGAAGAATCGCCCCCTGCCGAAGGCACTCACGTTGCTCGAACTTGATGCGCTGCTCCTGGCGGCGGAGAAGCCCTGGCATCGCGCGGCACTCTGGCTATTCTGCGGCACCGGGATTCGCGCGACCGAACTGGCGGAAATCCGCCTTGAAGACGTGGACTTGCAGGCGGCCACTTTACGGGTGCACGGCAAGGGGAACAAAGAGCGCATGGTGCCCCTCTCTACTGCCGTCATCCGGGCGATCTATCAATATCTCCCCTACCGCCATCCATGGCGAACCGTAGACACCCTGCTCGTCAACGACTATGGCAGGCCTCTCACGGGCCGTCACCTCTATCAGGTAGTCAAGTCGTTGGTAAAGCGGGCGGGTCTTGAGCCAAAGTCGGGGGAGTCGCCGGACCCCCATGCGAAGAGCATCTCGCCCCACTGCTTCCGGCATACCTTCGCCACACAACTCGTCCGGAATGGAGTAGACATCCGCACGGTGCAGGAGCTTCTCGGGCACGCGGAACTCTCTACCACGGCCCGGTATCTGGCGGTGGATACGAACCAGAAGCGGGCAGCGGTGGAGACTCTGGCAAATTCCATGCAGGGGCGGGATGTGGTATACTCATCCCTGCATGGGCGGGAAGGGGGCCATCATGCCCGAGATGATTGACTGCCCTGGCTGCGGAGCCGCGAATTCGATCCACCGAGAAGGTTGCTTCAACTGCGGTGGCCTATTGCCGGGGACCTCAAGGGAATTCGCTTCTACCGATAGGGTACCACGAGGGGACGCGCCGGTAGCCGCCCTCGTCCTCGGCATTGTCACTCTGTTCTTCTTTGGCATCCCGCTCATAGGTCCCGCCCTAGCAATTCTCGGGATAGTCTTCGCACGGCGTTCCACCAACGGCTCGAACCCCGGCATGGCGACGGCCGGATTGGTATGCAGTATCGTTGGACTCGTGCTTGCAGTCGCCTGGATTCCAGTCTATATCATCATATGGCAGTCGTTGCCGTTTGTCCCGTGAACCCCGCCGGGAAGTCACATTCTGCATAGGGGGACGGAGATGCTAAGACGACGCGGCTTTACCTTGATCGAAATTCTGGTCGTTATCCTCATGATGCTGATACTGATCGCCATCGCCTTTCCGGTATTCGGGGCGGCGAAGGCGAGGGCACACCAATTGGCCTGCGGCTCGAATCTAAAACGGATCGCCGCCCTGTGTGTCATGCACTACGACATGTATAGTTCCCATCCGTCAGTCGCCGATTATGGGGTTCTAGCAGAACTGGATGGGCTAGAATATTGCCCCGATGCTCCCGAGGACATAGACACATACGCCGACAACTGGAACCCATGGCCCGCCGACAAGGAACAACTTATAGTCGGTACTACGACTACCGTAACTGGCGCATTTGTGCTCGCCCCAGAAGACCAACCGTGGGCCATCAATGATGCCGATGTCATCCGAACATTCTGTGAGCACCGCGGGACCTGGATAATTCTATGGTGTGATGGCCATATCACGAGAGAGAAGAGCAATCCGCTAGAGATGGAGGGTTGGGACCCCGAAGCATACGGGAAACCCAACGCATAGGGACGAGGGAGGCCCCGGTTACCGGCCGGGGCCTTGCCGCGCCACCAGCTCATCTAGCGCCTTCGCGTTTCTCTTGTCGGGGGCGAACCGTCCCTTCACCCACCGATTCACCGTATAGAAGCTCACATCGAGGGCGACGGCTAGGGCCTCCAGGGAGCCGAGGCGGTCGGCGAGGGCTTGGATTCGTTCTGGCGTCCAGTGGTTAGGTCGCATCGGTATTCTCCTCAAACCCCGGCCCGTCGGTGGACAGGCTGAGGCGAAACGTTGTCTTTGTCGTCGCGTCAAAGTGTCCGATAGTGGTCCCATCGCAGTCCACCAGTCGGGCGAACGTATCCCCGCGCTCCAGCATCGCGGCGACACGTCTCAGAAGGCTTGCGATCTGTTGTAGTCTAGGCATTTCGTTCCTCACCTTCGCCTTCGCGCTAGGAACTTCGCACCCTCAACAATCGGATTCCAGGCTCTCGCCATGACCGTCGCCCTGTCTCTCGGTGAGAGCTTCGCCAGCACGGGCCGCCGCAGGTGCAGCGCGCAGTCCGCGCAGATGTAGCGTTCCGAGCGTCCCGGTAGTCGGATGGGGTCCGGGCACTCCGTCCAGGGCCTGTGGCAGCGGGGGCAGGTGGTCATCGCTTGCCGCGCTTCGCGCTGCCCTGTACTTTTCGCAGGAAGGTCTGTCCAGTCGCAAGGGTGCAGGCATCGCACAGGTAGTGAGTATCTTTCGGATGGGCCTGCATAGTCGTCACCCGTCCGCAAGCCGGGCAGATGAGGTCTCGGATTTCGCGCCGGCGACTGTCTGCCAGGATAGCGTCAATGTCTAGCCGCTTCGCCATCATTCTCTCCTTTGCGCTCTCGCTCCGTCTGACTTTCCGACTCGGCCCACCTCGCGGATGGGCCGGGGCAGAGGTCAGCGCAGGATAATGTCGAAAATCACCTTCGACCGCGCTGGGGCTTTGGCCCCGATGGCCCACTGCCACAGGGGATCGTCGATATCAAACCAGCTCGCGTCGGTGGCAGGAATACTTTCTTCGGGGTAAGACTCGGCATAGATAACCGCCCTTCCCGCGCCTTTCAGCCATAACTTCTCCAGAGCCCTAACAGCGGCTTCGCGAAGTGACTGCGCTTCTCCCATTGTCTCTCTCCTTCGGGCTCTCGCCCTCGTCTAGCTGCGGACCTCCCGAGTGGGAGGTTTCGGGGTTGCCCCCTCGTCAGCGCAGGGAGGCCGCTAGTGTCGGGGAGTAGGCATATATGCTCCGCGGGTAATCTGTTAACCCGCCGCACACCTTCCGGTATCGAGTCCATGCCTCCGCTTCGATTCCCGCACTCTGTCGTGCGATGGCAACGCGTACGCTTTCCAGATAATCCGTGTAGGCCTCTTCGCGATCTTTCGGTAGGGCCATCATCCTCTCTCCTTGCGCTCTCGCGCTCCTTCTGACTTTCCGGCTCGGCCCACCGCGTGGATGGGCCGGGGCGGAGGTCAGCGCAGGAGCTATTCAGCCACGCACAGGACTCCGCCGACTTGCGCTATTGTGGCCGGTCGGCAGTTGTAGTCCTCGGGCCGAGAGAACATCATGTGACCTTCTGGCAAGGGGCAGGGAGGCCGCTCGGCAGGAGCTTGCCCCTTCGTGGCCCGCCATGCGTCAAGAAGGGCGATATGCTCGGCCTGCTTCGTGCATTGCACAAACAACTGCCCCTCCTCTTCTCCTCTGATTCTCCGCGCCGCCTTAGCTTTGATCATCTCTTTCCCCTTCCGGGCATCTCGCCCCGTCTAGCTGCTCGCGCAGGCCCCCCGAGAGGAGCCTGGACCAGGAGCTAGAAGCAGTCTTCGAGTGTTTGCGCTGCGCCTATGGCCGTCATCCCTGCGGATCGCAGGAAGCGGATCAGCCGCTTGACCTGTTCGGGAGATGGCCGGGGACCTTCGCCTTCGCTATACATCGCGAGGGCATCGACCTCTGCTTGTGCGTGCTGGAGGTCGTCAGGTATTCCGCCAATGTCGTCGGCAAGCTCGGTAGCCACTTCGGGTGTTAGTTCTGCCATCATCCTCTCCTTGCGCTCTCGCCCTTCTTCTAATCCTAGTATACCATATGGTGACCATATGTCAATAGGTTTTTTGCACAAAGATGCGACAAGGGGGAAACGGTACAGGGGGCACGAGGTTGGGCGTGGGGGCGTTTTGGGGGAAACGGGGGGAGGCGGGAAGAATGCTAGGCACCGCCCCCGTTGCTGCATTCCGACCACTCCGAGCACTTCTTCCGCCGGCACCGATGCCGCTTATGGCGGGTTGCCACTCGGATAACCTCGGCAAGCCCCGATACGAGGGAAGCCGCCTCGTCAATCGTGAACATGTATTCGCGGACGGCGGATTTGCCGGCAGGGATTCGACACCACTGTACTACATCGCAGGGTCGATCCGTGGGATGGTTCCGTAGCCCGAAGCACCAGGCCTCGGTCTCATCCTCGTTGATGCGCATGACGCGATAGCAGAATTGACAATCGTCAACCCTGGCGATATTCATGGCCTCCCCTGTACTACGGCCCGTGCAACGATCCGCTCCACGCAGTCGAGAAACATCCCGAGGTAGCTTACTGCGTCCGCGAGTTCGTCTCCGAGTTCCCGCGCATTGTCCCTCGTGAGCCAGTCAGTACCGTATTTTGCGTGTGCCTGAATCGTTCTCTCAATAGACCTATCAGCCAGCCCACGAATAACGCCCACCAGTCGCGCCAGGTCCTCCGGCATGGGCGAACCATCAGGCAGTCGAGATAGTCCGTCCCCATCAGGTCGCTGTGCGTCGTCTCCTTCGCGTAGTCGAGACTCCACCCCTTTGCTTCGTACTCCGGCACGTCCTTCATCCACACCCGTATGAAGACGCAGTCCTTCGCATTCGCCGGCTCCACACCTCGGACAGACAAGGCACCCCTCCTGGTGAACCATGTCAACGCCGCACTCCTCGCAGGGTTCAGTCATCTATCCCGCCGCCATCCTTTTCGGCGCGTAGAACTTCAGCCACTCGTATCGTAGTCGGGTGAGCGTTGGCACTCCGTTCTCGCTACGATCATTAGCCTCTGAGTCGCCCACCTCTAGCCTAGTCATCCATCCCTCGATGACGCATCCGGCCACGTGGGCAGGAGTTGGTTTCTTTCGCATGAATGGCGTCTGCCACTGGAAACATCCTGGCTGAATAGCGACAACATTACGAATGTGGGGTAGGTCCTCGGCCTTGTGGAGGTGTCCAACGGCGACGATGTGGGGCTTATCGCCACCCTCCATATCGGCGACGATCTTCTGCGAACGATACGAAATCGCGTAAGGCGTACCACCGCTCGGATGCAGGATGTCTAGCAGGCACGGCGTGGTCGTTCCCAACCTCACCCTGGCGTCTTCGTGCCCGAGACACTTGATCGGATGCTTCGCCCCCAGTTGTATTGCCCTGTCCTCAATCTTCAGCCCCACGTCGAACCCAATATCTCGATACCACTTCAGGTCGTGGTTTCCGAGGATGAAGTAGATCGGCAGTCCCGCCGCCACAAACGCTTGGGCGGCACGCTCGGCTTGAGCATCGGCGTTCAGGCAATCCGGGCGCAACTCTCGGATATGCCCAGGGTAGACGCCGTTGCCATCGGTCACATCTCCGGTATGGTACAGGGCCTGCACCTTCTCCTGGCGGCAGAAGGCGAAGAACTGAGCCACCTCTCGTTCTGCCGCATAGCTACTACCATATTGGGTATCGCCGAAGATGCCGATCTTGAAGTGTTCGCCATAGAAGTCGTGGTCGAATGATCGGCGCTCGTGGTCGGGAGCACGCTGAAGGTTAACGTCTTCATTCGATACGTCCACATCGTACCCATCGGCCCGCGCCGCCCCTGCCAACCTCTCCACCTCGCGCGGAGGGCAGTTCAGCGCATTGGCGATGTCGATGACGGAGTGACTGGCATTCTTCCGCTTGAGGACGGCGAGAAGGACGGCATACTCCGGTTCGCTGGAGTTCACGGGGATACGCACCCGGTCGGCGCGCCGGATGCTGGAATGCTCATAGGTGATTCCGTGGCGCCGCCAGTAACGCGCAACCGTCTTGTCCGATGTGCCGAGGGCCTGCGCCGCGCCAAGTGCCGTAATATGCTGGTCGCGAAGTTCCTGCCATTCGTCGCGCGTCAACTCGGACGGGCGACGGTTCGCTACGTCTCCTTGTGTTTCTGCCATATTCACCTCCATTGGCCGGGGGCGGCCCACCCGGAGGCGAGATAAGGCGGGCCACCCCCTTGCCGTGCGGAGCGAGGAGCGGAGAGGAGTCCTCAGAACGTCTGGAAAATCTGCATCCCGACGAACCCGCCGAACTTGTAGTCAGTCAATGGGAGCAGCACCAACCCCACCTTTATGGGGACGCCGAGGTCTGTCTTGAGGGAGATAGACAAACCGGGGTCAATGCGTACCGCGTCCCCTTCGGGGTGAACGATGATGTCGAAGGCAATTAGTTCCGCCACTGTCTCCCCAACGATCTTTTCGGGGAGCAGCAGAGAAATGGCTGCGCCCGCGCTCCCTGGAGTCGCGTCGAAGGGCTGCAACCAGACGGCCGTGCCTCCCGTTACCGGGAGGTCAACGCCCGCTGCCATCGCCGGCACCGCGCACAACGCCAACACAACTACTGCCAACAGAACTGCTCTCATCATCTTCTCCCTTGGGGCGGTGTCTATGTTGCCCGCCCGAGTTATTGAGCCGCTATGGTGATCGCAACGGTCGCGAGATTGCCCGGCAGGATTTCTTCAATCCACGCGTTCCACGTGCCCTCGCTCATGAATAGGTCTAACTGAATCGGCGGCATATCTACTGGCAGAACCTCTACCGTCACGATATTGCTCTCGGCGTATCCGCCGCCATCCCAGGTCATCGTCGCTTGATTTGAGACCGAGTATCCCGGTATCGTGTAGCCGGGCTTCTCTAACTGCCCCGAGATGGGCAGAAACCCGCCTGGGTGCGGCCACGCCCACGTGACGTTCGTTACCGCATTCGGTTCACTCGCCGGGACCTGAATCGTCCAGGTGACGGTCCCCTGTTCACCCGCCTTCAGGGTGAGTACGGTTGGGGAAACTGTCACGATGGGGTCGATACTCCCCTCGATGAGAGCGGGTGCCTTATTGAGCTTCACCTGCTGCGGCTTCGCCGCCCATACTGGTCCCGCGCACAACGCTACTACAACTACTGCTACAACCCATGTCTTCATGTCGGCCTCCTGCTGTTTCGTTTGCCATCCGGCTCCTCGATCTCGGCGACCCTTTGCTCTATATCCCGCGCCATCCCGTATGCTCGGAGCGCGATATGTAGAGCCAGGATGGCCAATGCCAGTGATGCAATAATCATCTAACGGCCCTCCTCTTCCGGGACGCCGTCGTTCGATACTTTTCCGCGCTGGGATGCTCGGGGATACCTCGCTTCCGCCTCTTCCGGCGTGATGTCCACGCCGCCTTGCATTGCTTCGAGCAATAGACCTTCCTGGGGTCCCAGGTCAGAAAAGGCAAATGGCAGTAGGGGCACATGACGGTGCGGAACCGAAGACGGCGCATCCGCGCCTGTAACTGCTGGAGCCAGGTGCGTAGCAGTGTCGGGCAATCTTCGGGATCGCTCCAGCATACGTGCGCCTTCCCGGCATGACACCAGACCCAGTGATCGAGCCGCCATCCATCGTGTTCCGATGCCCGCCACCGGCGGCGAGTAGCGTGCGGGCACACCGCCATTACGGCCGACAGCCGCCGGTGTTCCTGCCGATAGATCAGGCATGATCGAAATGCCTCGCTTTCGCAGTCGGGCATCCCCAAGTCGCATATGCCGTGGCGATCTCGATAGGGGCAGGACACCGATTCCCCCGCACTATCACTGGCCCTTCTGCACCGTCGTTTCCGTCACGAACTTGATGCGCCCCTCGCGCAGCTCGGCGAGGAAGGAACGCACATCGGCGATGGCGGCGGTCAACTCCTCACCCGTCTTCCCAAACGCGTCTGCAGTCGTCTGCAGTGAGTTGCAGACATCACCGATCTTATCTAGCGCGTCGAGAGCCTGCTTGATCTCTGGCGTCAGCGTCTGGATGCTCTTCTCCGCCGCGTCCGCCGTCTGCCCCACTTCGTCGGCGGCGGCTGCGCTCCGGTTGAACAGCGCCGCGAGTCTGCCCTGGATGCCCGCCAGAAAGTTGACTATCGCGTCCTGTGCCTTATTGAAGTCGAATGCCACCTCACACCCCCGCCCAGGCTTGGATCGCCGCCTGGTCTCTCGTGCTGTTGTAGAGTCTCGGGCAGGCGGGCCCGAAGATGCTCTCTATCTCGTCGAGAATCTCCTGCTGGTCGTCGATGACAACCCGGCAGCGTGACGCGCATCGGACCTTGTGCTGGATCACGGCGACACCGGGCGGGAGCATCCAGAGCGCGTCGTAATGGAGGCCAGCCCGTTCGAGTTGCCCCTGCGTGAATGACGTATCAGCCTCCCCCCGCTGTGTCCCAACGGCCAACCCACCGACCGCCTGGATAGCGTTGGCGGATTGGATGAGCCAGCCCCGCGGCCTCTGTCTCAACATTAGGAAGCGGCGCAGCCTAGCTGGCATGTGTCTCCAGAGGTCATCGAACAACACGGCCCCGAAGTGGATTCCGCCCTGGAAGATGCAGCCGTCGAGGTTGATACCGAGAAGATACTCAACCATCTGCCCACCGCCTTACCGCGGAGTCCAGCATCATCGCTGTCTGCACCGCCCAGCCCGGCGTCATCGTGTCCTGTTCCACCTGGGGATTGGCGAGATTATCGATCTCTACCAGGACTGCCGCAAGCGCCGCCGTGTTCTTCAGGACCCCCGGCAGAAACCAGTGCCCATCCGCCCGCTTATAGGGCGCTCGCACCATTCTCCCCGCGGCGCAGTCGGCGATACATTTGGCGAGAAGAAGCGATGATTCGCGGCGCGCCTGTTCTGGATCGTCGCCCCAGTAGTAGGCGTCCAATCCCCGCCGGATCGGACCCGCCGAATCCATGTGAATCGATAGCACTACGTCGGCCTTCGTGCGCCGCAGTCGCCACTCACTAAGGAGCTTGCCGAGTCCACTGAGGGCCCGCCGTTTGATGGCGTAGATGATGCCTGCCCCCGACATACCCCCGAGCGCGTGACCCACCCGTGTCAAAACGGTCGCTTCAGTAGGCGGCAACGGTCCCCCGAGTGTGCCGGGATCGCCCGCGCCGTGGCCGACCTCGACGAAGACCAGCATTTCAGGACTTCTTTCCATTCAGGGCAATCTGCCCAAGCTTCTCCAGCGTATAGGGACCGGAGATACCCCAGCCGAAGGCAGTCAGCCAGTGACTATCCACCAGTAGGCCGACGGCCGCCCCGATCATCATTGAGGCCAGGAAACCCATTCGGAGGAGTACTTCATCACCAACCTTCTGTCGGCTCGGCAGAATCAGGCCACCCTTACTCAGCAGATGGCGCACTAGGCCGCCCGCGCCGCCCGCGAGGAGGAAGATGCAGCATTCGATCACCGTCCGGTCCGTGCTCAGTTCAAGCATCTCGTTGACCCCTCAGTCATAGTGTTGTCTCCCGCGCCGCTGGCTTCTCTTCGACGGTGGTAAGTCTAGCGTCAAGGTCGGCAGCCGCGGCCTCGATTGCCTTGAGGCGGAACTCGGGGATGTCGGGGGTGTCGCCCTGGCCGAGGGCTTCCAGCGCGGCGAGCGCCTCGGATCGGGAACTGATATGGCCCTGGAGTTGTGCGAGGTGGGCCGCGTCCGGCTGGTCCTCGGCGACGACCTTGTAGGTGATCTTCGCCGCGTCGAGCGCGTGCGTGATCTCGTCCCGCTCCGCGGTTGTGTATGCCAGCGCCCGGCCCGCGTCGTCGTGCGGCCATTGCCCCTCTGCGCGCTCAAGCGTATCCCATTCGGCAGGTCGCTTGTACTCTATGCGACAGACCAGCGGCTCGACTTGTCCGTCCGTCACCCGGCAGTCCATTATGTGTTGTCCGCCGCGTCGGTATTGGTCCCGGCATCCGTGAGGCCAGCGGCGCAGGTGCGCCACGCGTTGTCGTGGACGCGGGCCTCTCTGACGCGGACATTGACTAGGTGGCAACCCGTCGCGAAGTCGAGCACGAGGTTATCGGCGATCTTGGCATCATCGAAATTTGACCCGGCGGCCCCCGAAGTTAGCCATATCCCAATGCCAACGTCGCCAGCGCTCACGAACGTGTTTTCATCTATGACGCAACCCACCCAGTTGCCCGCGCCAAAGGTGTATGCTTGCGCCCCGAACCACGCACCAGGATCATCGGCCACTATGATATTTCCGCTCAATCGTACATGATTAGAGTCGCGGATATACAGGGCGCTGCAGGCTGTCCCCGCCCCGGTCAGGCGCACCCGGTTCCGCGTTACGAAGCTGCGATCAGCCGACCAGATGATGATGCAGTATGGCGTTCCGATACTCGTGCTGATGATGTGGCAACCGTCTAGTTCGCAGTCAGTCACCGCAGACAGATAAATGAGATAGGGTCCCGTGTTGCTGTTATGAAGGAACTGGCAGCGATGGAAACGATGGCGCGCCCCGCTCGTGTAGAAATAGAGGAAGCTCTTGGCATTCGGTATCGGCCCCTCAAAGTACACATTCTCGATGAGCCAATCCGAACAGCCCGATGCGTTCACGCAGTTCCCCGTCTTGCCCGCCGGAAAGATCACGCTGAGATCGCGGACCTGCACGCCGTTCTTACTCGTCGCAGAGATACAGTGGGTTGCGCCGGCAGCCGTGAAGTTCAGCACGACGCCGTCGCGGCTTGCTCCCAGGATCGCGATGTTATTGGCGGGGATCGTGATAGTAGCGGCAATGTCGTAAGTCCCGCCCAGAATGAGCACCGTGTCGCCAGCCGCGCACGCCTCGATAGCCGTTTTCGGGTCGGAGTAGGGCGCGCCGGTCGGCGCGACGATTCGGAGCTTTGCACGCGGCGCGAGGAGGTACTGACTGTGGTCGTCATTGAGGAGTGCCGTCAGCGCGTTGTGTGCGTGCGTGTGCGCGCCCACGGCCGCCGCGGTGCGACCGTATCCGCCCGGCGCCCTGAGCGAGCTGTAGACGGCGGGGGGAACCAGAATCCCGCTGCCGCCACGCCCCATAGCAGAACCGCCTACGGCGGTGCCGAGGCGGGCGAATCTGCTGCGTCTTCCGATTTGTGCGATGGTCTGTCTCATACCGGATACCAGACCGTCTCCCACTCTGTATAGCAGTCGGGCTTGCGCGGCCCCCAGTGGTGCTTGAGTCCCACTATCGCGAGTCTGTCGGCCGCGTCTATGCCGATTGTTAGGCCGGAGATATAGACGCAGTGGCGCCGTTCCGCGGTCTCGTAAGCGACCGTGCGCCAGGCGAAGATGTCGGGGTTGCGGAATCCCATCGTGTCCCAGAAGATAGTAGCGAGGTCGTTACAGTCCGCCTGCGTCACCCAACCCGCGTCCTCGAAGCGTTCCAATCGTCGGAAGCCCCGGTAGTAATCATCGGCTGGGTTGCTCTCACAGTTCACGTCGGCGAGCCAGCATGTCAGCGGCTCCCCTATTGCCGTTCTGCCGTGCGTCTCCACGCCAGTATAGGAGAAGGCATTGCGCCGGCGCGCTGCCGCCGCGAGTGCCGAAGTCGTCCCAACGATATTATGAACCGTGCCCGTATCCACGTAGCAGATGGGGCGGGTGCCGATGATACCGGATCGTAAGATGGCGAGTTCCTCTCCGCAGTACCGCGCTATGCGCTCCATAAATTCCCATGCCAACTGCCCCGGCTGCGCCTGCCACAGCGGTTCCTCGGGACGCCCCCAACTCAGAATCCAGCCCGAGCAGGAGGCGAAGACGCAGGCCGTCGTATGCCAGCCGCACTTCGCCGCGGCATGGAGGAGGGCATCTTCCGCGTCCCAGCCGTCGAAGACGGGCCAACTCTCGTCGCACTCGATCTGCCGGGTCCGCGTCGTCGCGTCGGCGATAGTCGCCCGGACGCGCAGGAGATTCGGGCGACCCGGCACCTGCTCCCCTTCCGACCGCGTGACGTAGCCAGTCAGCATGACGGCCAGCGCCTCCGAATCGTCATCATAACGCCAGCCGAGTTCCAGCTTCGCCCATCGCATGAAGAGATAGTCCGCGAACCCCCCGAGGTCGCCCGCGTCCCACACTACGTTAAGTTCAGCATGGGAAACATCTGCCTCATCGTTCTCTACAACGTCGATACTGTCGATCATGTGGGAGTAGTATTCGGTACTGCCGGCGGAGGGCGCTTGCACGATAGGCGGCCAGTAGGCTCCAGCCGCGTAGAGTTCGGGGAAATACGGAAACTTGTAGGACATGGGGAGGTTGGCTTGCGGCGCGAGATCGCCCATGCCATCATAGGCGGTGTCGTAGCCCCAGATCGTTTCGACCTCAAGCTCGACGTTGTCGGTTCCGCGGTGATCGACATTATCAATACTCAATGCCGGATCGACGTCGGCGCCGACGAGTACCGGGACCCAGTGGCGAGTATAGATCATCGGATGATCTGCCCGGATTCTGTCGGCGTTGCGGATCGGCGAGGTGTAATAGTTCGTGGTGCTGCCCGATTCGACAACGGGATCGGGGCCGACGATGCCATGCAATCCGACGATGGCCTGCCCGCCCGTGTACTCGACGGTGATCTGGCCGCCTGCATCCGGCCAAATGTCGCCGTCGCCCTGGAAGAAGAACCAGCGGCCGCCCCCGCTAGAAGGACGGATACCGATGCCGCCCGCGATATGCATAATCATAAGCGTCAGCGACTTCCAGGTATCGCCCTTGCGGGGATAATCCCAGCCGATATTTCCGATACCCGCGTAGCTTACGACTCCCCCCGCGAGCCACGTTCCGATGTAGGCTTCGCCGTCATGCGTGATATAGAGTTCGTAGGCGACTTCGTCCCCTGCCGGCGCGGGCGGCCCCCAGAAGACAGAGAGGTATGGCGGGTATGCTTCGAGGTCGTAGTCGTGCGGTGCTGGCATAGCGGTGAAGGACACGACGAAGTTGGGGGCTTCCGGGTGAAAGAAGGCGCTCTCGATCTGCCCGTAGGTATCAATGCACCAGAGGCCGGTCAGCGGCGCCGCTCCATCGCCTCCGCCAAACCAGAGTGGCCGTTCTTCCCAGGTCCCTATGTTCTGCGTCCACTGGTCGAGTTCGGTATGCCAGGGGTAGTGATAGGGCGTCGGGATGCTCAGGGTATACGGTCCGAGTTCCAGGGTACTGAATGCCGGCGTTGGCGGTGTTCCGACTGCGCTACCATAGGGATAGCCAAGGTAATCCCACCACTCTTCCCAATCCGCGGCCATAGCCGAATGCCAGGCCCAGCCGGGGTCTGTGACATATCCCTCGACGCCCTTGGTATAGACGGTGAGACGCGCTATCGGAATGCAACGTTCGGGCACTTAGACCTCCGCCCAGCTTCCGGTCGCGTTCGATGGCATGACGGCGCAGCGAAAGAGCCGGGAATCGCCGGCTACGTCCTGAAATCCAAAGAGCAAACTGGCATCATCGCAACGCCGGAGGCTACCCTTTGCATAGTCGGCGTCGGGGAAATCGACGGCATCCGTCTCGCACTCGATGGGGACGGCAGTCCAGTCAAACTCGCCCGCGACCGCGTCCCACAATCCGCAGGCCTGATACCAACGATAGATACCAGCCTCATTGCGTAACCCCAATCCCACCGCCATAGCGCCCGCGGGCATCACATCCAACTCGACGAATTCGAAGCCGTCTCCGATCACTGGTATATCTCCTGCCGGAATCCACTTCTCCCTAGTTAGGAAGCCGGTTCGTATCGGTCCCGGCGTCGGTCGTTCTATCAGGGCAACGAGAATCGTCCCCGTAAACCATGCCGCGGACAGGTCCCAAACATCGGGTGTCGCGGAGAGTGCGCTGAGGTCGGGGCTATAGTTGTCAGTCACTCCGTCGGCGTGAATGTCATCCAGCGCAAGGCCGCCCGCATCGTCAATACCAACGCGCCAGAGGTCGGCGGGGCGGGGGCGGAGTAAACAGGTGGATATGGGTTGGCCGACATACCGGATGAGAATAGCATCGTAGTAAGACGGCATCGTGCTTGAGGTGCTGAGACTGGGCGTGGCATTTCCGAGCGAAGCCGTCTTGCTGCCCCTGAGATACAGGGGATGCGTATGATAGTCCATGCGGCTCGGTCCGCTCGGCCCAGACAAGCATGTCATGGTCGGCCCACCAGTTCCACAGGTACCCGTCAGGTCGTGCTCGTGATTTCCGCCCGTAGCATGAGTATGAAGCGGCGTGGTGATAACGTGGGTATGGGTAGGATTGAGAGTGCCCTCAATAGTTCCGACATTAGCGTCAGTCGCGCCCTTCAGCAACAGGCCTCTATAGTCTGGCAGGCCCTCGCTTCCGTCGCACGCGAGCCAACCGACGGGAATATCATCTGCGATCCCATCCCAGAGGGCAAGCAATCCGGGGGCAATACGCCCGGCGGCAGACCCTTCCGCGAGATGAACACAGAGGCATCTAGGGTCCCCGGCCACTGCCGTCTCGATTCCGCAAGTCGTACCGAGTGTATTGTCCTCCATGGCCGCAATACAGCCCGTGATACTGTAAGTATGCTCGTGGCTTATCGCCATTACCGTCTCGCCCGTTCCCCTCGTAACGATTGGCGTCGATGCGCCCCACCACCCTGCCACACCCGAACCGGATGCCGTATGGGTATGAGCAATCCATCCGTGTACGTGGGCCGCCTCGGCGTGCGTATGCCCGACCGATTGCGAACTTCCACCTTCCGCACCGACAGCACCGGCGGCTGGTGTGCCCCGAAGATACCGTTCGTTCTCCATCAGGATCGTCCAGCCGAAGGGCAATCTCGCCGCGAGGTCAGTCCAGAACATTACCTCGTCGGCAGACATAGTCGCCGCGCCGTTACTCTTCAGCCAGGTCCAGTTCCGCCAGAGCGGCAGGTGGTCATCATCAGCCAAATCGAGATCGCTGGAAGCGAGGACGGAGGTCGTAGACCCTATGCTAGCCCCGACGAGCGTCATATGTCCGTGCAATATAGCGGGAGCATAATCGGCAAGCGGCTCAATCCAATGGTGCGTAACTCCAGGTGGTGTCACCTCGCGTAGTCCTGTACCATGTGTATGCGACCCACTCGCCACATGCGTATGCGGCGATGTATGGTTGTGCTCATCTGCCCCGCCAGTGCCGCCAGCCACCGCCGCGCCGCGCGGAAATCTGCCGTCGAGTTCCGTCACCCTACTCCAGCCAGCACCATACGGCAGGGTGTCCTGGGAGGCAACGATGATTCCAGCGGGGATGACGACGGCCATCGCCTATGCCTTGCCCTCTACCGGGTTGCCGAGTTCGTTGATAGTCATCGGGTAGTACACGGTCTTCTCCTGCGCCTCGTCGCCGAGAATCGCCGCGGCGCGGTCCTTCGCCTCGTCGAGATCGCGCGCAAAGACCCGCACCGTCGTTACGCGCTTCATCTGTCCCTCGGGGCTCATATGTTCCGCGCACGCCAACTCAAACGACCACTGTGCCTCCGCCACGATTCGCCTCCTAGTAGTTTTGGTACGTCTCCTCGTGCTCGACATGTCGGTCCCACCATACGTCTATCGCTTCATCGGCCGTACGCTTCAGTTGCTCTTTCGAGTTCACCTCGCCGACGTTGATCACGATGCCCGGTTCATTCGCCTCGGTCGGCCTCCTCGACGCTATCCAATCGGGTCTGTCTCCAGGCGCGGGTATGTCTTCGAGCCGCCAGTCGGGGTTATCACCCAGAATCGGCGTCCGATCCATCCGCCAGTCGGGGATCGCGGCGGGGGCCGTTATCTCGTCCGGCCTCCAGTCGGGAATCTCTCGGGGCGCCCGCTCTGGAATGAGCGGAAGATCGTCAAAGGTGACGGGGATTTGTGCTCGCGCGGCCCGCAGTACCGCGGATTCTATGCGGTCCATTCCACTCAGAAGTTCGTCGGGATGCGTTGCGGCACCCGGAGGCATCCAGTCATCGGGGAGGCGGAACTCGCTTGCGAAGACTTCCTGCCCTCGGAGTCCTGGCGACGGTTGCTCCTCGTTCCATCCCTGGACCTTACTGTCATCCATCCTCGCGAGTTGCTGGAGTAACGCTGTCTGACCTTGTGCGACGGCCGCGCCGAGCACGTCCGCCCCCCTCTGCCAGTCGGGGTTATCGCCGGGCGCGGGCACATCCTGGATTCGCCAGTTCGGATTGTCGCCGGGGGTCGGTAGCCGATCTATCTGCCAGTCGGGATTATCGCCGGGCGCCTGCTCGTAAGCCAGGGGGAAGTCGCCCCACTCTACGGGCGGGCGGGCAACCTGGAAGTTGGTCTGTGCCGGCACCTCTGCCGCCTGAATCGCCACGCCGACGGGTGGGCCGAGTACATCTGCCCTCGGCCACCAGTCCGGCATATCGACCGCCATCCGATCCTGCTCTTCGAGCGCCTTGCGGATCGCCGCGAGATCGGTCTCGGCCCGCTCCCATATCTGAAGAAGCCGAATATCCGCCGGGTTGTTACGGAAGGCCTCGACTGCCGCGCTAACTTGCCGCTCCTGCCATGCCTCCTGTTCGCGCAGGAAACCAGCGCGCGCTTCGGGCTTCCCCCTGGCCTCGGCAATGCTCGCCATAAGGCCGTATCGCTGCGCCATCTCCGCGCCACGCAGATAGCCAGGGATGCTCTTGGCCGCGTCCGCCAGAGTCCCCGCGGCTGCCCCCAGGTTGCCCGCTGCGCCGCTCAAAGAGCCCGCCGCCCCTACCAGTGCCTCTCCCCCGGTAGCGACGCCCCGTGACGCCGCAGTCAAGCCGTCAGCCTTCTCTGCGAGCTGTTGCCCCCCACGATTCAGGGCGGCGGTCGCCTCCTCTATCGAATCGGCAACGTCCCCGAAGGCCCATACGCCCTCGCCCAACTCGCGGATATCGCCCTGGGCCTCGCGCCCGCGCCCGAGTTCGAGTCCGGATACGGCCTCCCGCAGACCATAGAGCCACTCGGAGTAGGCCGCCCCTCGTTCTATCGCCGCGCCCTTCATGCCGCCGAAGAAGCCCTGGCCCTGCTCAAACCGCGCCCGCTGCTCGTCGAAGAAGGCGGAAGCGGTTGTACCCCATTCCTCGACGCTTTCGCCCAACGCCGCCAGTCCCGCGCGCCCCGCCTCATATGCCTTGCCGGTAGCGAGGAAGCCGGTAGCCGCCCCGCCTGCCGCACCCCACGGCCCTAGTGGAGCACCCGCTAGACCTCCCGCGACCGCCCCCGCGATCTGTGTCTTCAGGGCGGCCACGTCAAGTTCCATGCCCAGGGGAAGTTTGATCGTCGTCCCTAGGCTCTTAGCCAATGTATCCAGTCGGCCTAGGACCTCCTGCACGATGGCTTGACCCACCGCGACCATCGCATCCATGAAGGTCCGCGCCCAGTCCCATATGCCCTGCCGCTGCTCAATGAGATAGCCGATAGCGCCGACGATCCGACCGATCCACATGACGACAAAGTTGGCGGCCGTGCCGACCCGGTCCGCGACGGCATCCCATACGGTGTCCCAGTTCTCCGAGAGCCAGTCGAGCCAGGTGCCGACCTTCTCGCCCGCGGCGTCCATGGCAAGCCCCACGGTATCGACGAGCCGCTGCCAGCGGTCGCTTTGGGAAATCTCTTCAGCAAGCGCGGACATCCGGTCGGCGATATCGCCTGCACCCTCCAGGACCTTCCGCACCAATCCGGCGAAACTAGAACCGACAGTCACAAACATAGCTTGCGCGCGGGCCTTGAACCTATCCCAGGCATAGCCGACAGTAGCTGCAACCTGCGCCAGAGCACTACCAGTCGCGCCCGCCGCCTGACTAATTGCTGCCAGGTCCGACGAGAAGCTGGAAGCCTCGCCCCGCGTCAGCGACATGGCTGCTCGTAATGCCCGCATTTCCAAGCCCATGTTAGCAAGGGCCGCGGGGTTGCCTGCGGCCAGTCGATTAAGGGCGTCGATAGCGCCGGCGAGTCCCTTGGTGCGGATGAAGGTGGAGGCCTGTTCTACGCCGACCGTCCGAAGTGCGTCCGCGAACTCCTTCGCGGGATCGAGGAAGCTTAGCATAATCCGCTGGAGCGAGGTCCCGGTCATCGACGCGTCAATACCTGCTTTTGTCATCGTCGCAAATGCCGCACCGACTTCTTCTATCTGCACTCCTGCGGCTGCCGCCGTAGCAATGGCGGGGCCGATGGCCTGGGCCAAATCTCCGAACGTGATAATGCCGAGTTCGACCGTCTTGAACATCACATCCGAGATATAGCCAGCCTTCTCGGCAGCCATGCCATAGGCCTGAAGGGTACTAACGATCAGGCGGGAGGCGGTGGCCACGTCCGTCATACCGGCAACGCTGGCCTCAGCCGCGACGCGCACGATCTTCAGGCCTTCGGCACCCTTGAATCCGGCCGAAGCTACGTCGTAGAGACCACGGGCAACTTCGGCAGGAGCCTTGCCGATGTCGCGGGCTATCGCGAGGGCGTCGGCAGAGAGTTGGGCGAGGCTAGCGTCCGTCGTCCGAGTGATGGTGTTGACGTAGCGCATCATCATCTCGAACGAGGCTGCTTCCCGCGTCGATATCGTAAATGCCGCAGCCGCCGCTAGTCCCGCGATCAGGGCCGCTCGCGTGAATGCCTGGAGTGCCCTTACGCCGGTCTCGGCAATCCAGGTCACGATGCTCCGGCCGAGGTTCACCACGGCGGTGAGAATACCGCGGAACACATCTAGGGCTCGGATTCCGAGCGCGGCGATACCGACCAGCGGTGCCCGCAGGGATACGCCGATGAACTGGACGGCCCGACCAAGCATCGAAGCGCGTCCAGCCGCCATAGACATACTCTCCCCGGCCTCGCGCATGGTGCGGCCGGCTTCCCGCCGCAGGCGCTGGACGTGATCGATAGTGCGCTGGAGCGACCCGCCGAACTGTCTCAGCGGGCCCTCTGCGCGGTTTACGGCTTCAAGCACAACTTCAAGTCGTCTTCGTTCCACTTATATAGGCGTCAGCCTATGTCTCCATCCCGGCCCGTCATCTTCCGGGTCCAGTCGGCCCAGAACGTGCAGGCCGCGTCCCGAACCGCTACTCGCGTTCGTATGCGACTGCCGCTGCTGAGATTCCAGCGCCTCATGTTCCGAGACCGCATCGGCAATCGCTTCTATCGCCGCCATAAGGAGCCAGGGTTGATCGGCCGTCCCGCCGGCGCAGGGCAGAAAGCCAGCCTGGTAGTGGCGGTATGCCCTGGTAGCGAGGGAGAATGCGGCGCTTTCGGCGGACGGTTCTTCGTCCGCGAGGACGCGGCGCGCCTCCTCGCGGACCCAACGCAGGAACCGCCGCTCTAGGCTTCCCCCTCGTCCCCGTCCTCCATCTCGATACCCTGGAATTCGCGGATCGTATCCCGTACCCAGTCCGTCACATCAGGACTGAGGTCGCGGAACACACTCCAGTTAGCGCCCTGCTCGCGGAAGGTCACATCCCTGCCATCGTGAATCAACTTGAAATCGACCACGGACAGGTTGACAAGAACGCGGAGCTGCTCGACCATATCCATATCGAAGCGACTATGAACCGTCTTCCTTGTCTGTCGACGGCCGCGAGGCACTTCGAGTTCGTACTTCTGCCCCGCGGATAGGTACTGGTCGCGCTGCGTTCCCGTCCAGCCCTTCAGTCTGATAAAGTAGGTATCGCTGAGTCGGACGGTGCCATCGGAGTTGCGCCCCTCGGGCAGGTAGAACGTTTGCTCCTGCGGCCCTACGCGCATCTTGGCGACGAGGTTCATATCCTCGTCCTCGGTTGGCGGTTCCGCCTTTGTCTCCGGTGTCTCGGAGAACTCCGGCGCGTCTTCTAGTCCCATGAGACTCGCCTCCTAGTGTGTGATATCGCCGGACTATCCATCCAGCGTCCAGTCCGTCAGCAGATATGGCATCTCGACGACGATGTCGCCGCGAGCCGGAATCTGCAGATCGGCATTCCGTGCCTTCAGGCCGTTCAGCGTCAGCGTCATAGTCTGCGCGGGGCTGACATCGGAACAACTACAAAATGTCATAACGTGATCGGCTCCCGCTAGCAGGCAGTCCTGAAGATCGACGTCTGCATCGGCGAGAAAATAGGTCAGTGTCCCACCGATCTCTGACGGCCCTTCATCGAGAAAGTCCCATATGCGCTCAGGGTCCCTTGTCGTCACGGTCCCCGCGATCACCGGCATGGGTTCCAGGCCATTGCGGCAGTAGAACTCGAACGCCCGCAGGTCCCGCGTCTCGTCCCATGTCATCTCGAACCAGCGGTAGGCACGAGAGGAGAAGAACGACATATCACCGGGGTCGGCTGCGAGCTGTGCGACTTTCCCGCCGATCAGGTTTACGTCGGCATTCAGGCGGCCGCCGGCGTCACACCGCATCGTGATATCGCCGATCTTGCAGTCCTGGATGATCGCGCGGTAGACATCCGCGCCCTTATGGTATCCGATCTTGATCGTCAGCCACTGGAGTTCGCCAGTGACCGCGCTTCGCTTGGCGTACTGGAGGAAGTGTGGGTCCTCTACGGCCGTAATGCTAAGGCCGACCTCCGCCAGCGTCATCCCTTCGCTGAGTTCGACGGGGTCCCAGTCACCGACCGAATAGAGCGGCTCGATACCGCTCGGCACATTCATGTGCGGCCGGTCGATAATGCCCAGGGCGGAATAGCCCACCGCAGGGATTCCCTTCGCACCCTGTGTACCATAGAAACACCTACCGTATGCTCCCTTCATCGTCCCTGTCTCCTTGAGGGTCTATTCGCGGCCCAGGCGAGCGCAGTCGCTCAAGCGCCGCGGAAACGACCTGCGTCGGCTCTACAGCCGAAACGCAAGAACCAGGGACGTCCAACTCGCCGACCTTGCAGTCGGCATTCCAGCACGGCCAGCAGTCAAGCCCCTCGGGCTCAAGTGCTGTTACATCGTAACGCGGCCCCACAGACCCGGCCGCGGAAGTGGCGCAGAAGACGGCGACGGACGGCACCCCCAGGGCAGCCGCTAGATGCATCGGCCCTGTGTCGCCCGAAACAACAAGGTCACAAGCCGCCAGGAGCCCCGCCAAAGACCGGATATCCATCGCCGGCGGCTTTTTACAGCAGGGCAGAATCTCATCGCCGAAGCCGACGACGGCACAGCCCTCGTGTGCCAGGTCCTTCGCGACGCGCAGCATCCCGCGGTATCGCCGCGACTCCCAACCCGTCTTCATAAAGACCGCGACGACGGGCTCGCCTTCGCGACGCCAGCCTTCGACGCCCTCCCTACCCATAGCGACTTCCTGCTCGGTAAGCGCGAAGTGGGGCCGCGCATCCTCAATGTCGAAATTCCAGTAGTCGCCGAAACAGAGCGCCGCCGGTCTCTCGGTCCGGCCCGGATGATGTTCGAGCCAGCCGTCCATGATCACGGAATGCACGGGCGATTCCCAGTGGATACCATTCCCAAGGCCGTTTATCATCGGCGCGTAGTTCGGGTGGGTGATGATCTGGCATTCGGCCCCATTATCCATCAGCATCCGCGCGGCTGGGGTAAGGCATAGAACGTCTCCGAAGCCGGAACGCCGGCGCACAAGATACCGACCCACGCATAGTTCCTCTGCTCGTGGAATCTCTACCTGGCCAGCGTCGACCAATTCCTTCGCGAGGGACTCGGGAACTCGCGCAAGCCAGCCCTTGGACTCGTCGAAATGGACGACGCCCAGAGGGTATCGAACCTTCTGGGCACCATAGCTCCGTATCGCGCGCATCCTTAGCATGATGGCGGGTTGATCTCCCTGCGGGTCGTCATCTCCAGCAGTATGGGGTCTATCTGCTCGCCATGTTGCTGAATCAGTCCTAGCAGGCGCTGGTCCTCCACGCGCCCCGGTCCGTCGCCGCCCTGTACGACGAAGGCGGCGGTCTCCCGCGTGAGGTCGAGGAGCGCCGCCATGGCGGTATCGCCCCAGGTATCGAGCAAGTCGGCGCGCCGGTCATTGTGGCCGATATCGCGGGCGATCAGGATGAGCCAATGCCATACCCCTTCCTCGACGCCGATCCCCAAGGACTCGATCTCGATAGAGGGGCCGATAAGCACCACGCAGGGTCTGTCGGGCAGGCGCCAGAGGCGGCCACGAGTTACAACATCGACCCCCATGCCCGCCAACTCTGTGCGGAGCTTGGTGAGGATCGCAGCCGCCTGTGCTGCCGTGTTAAACCCGGTGGTCAGGATCGCCATGTCACCGTCCCAATGCCGTCACGAGTTGGCGAAGGTCATTCATAAAGAACGGCACATACTTATCAAACGCCGGATGCAGGTATGGCTGCGGGTGAATGCCGGGATGGATGACCTTGCGGACGATGGTCTTGGCACCCCGCTTGCGGCTCAGTACTAACCGGCCCGTCTTGGAGCGGAACAGTGCCCGACCCGTCGCCAATTGCGTTCCGGCTCGCGCCGTAAACGCCAGCGCCTTCTTCGTCTTCGGCTTGATCTCGTAGGCCCGCTTCTGCGGCCCGTAGAGTCCGGTCCCGTACTCTACATACGGGCCGTAGTCCTCGTCGGTGCCGACCTTCGCTCGCGTCTGCTTCCCCTGCCGACTGATGTCGGTGTGGATACTGGAACGTAGGATATCCGTCGCCACGGGTGTCCGTCGCTTCGCCTCCCGCTCTATGCGGAGCCCATAGGAGCCGACTAGGAGCGATGACCGCTTCTGAAACTGGTCCGGTAGATCATCGGCCCACCTGCGAAGCTCGTCTGCCTTTTCGATTCTCACCGCAACGCCAATCATGCCGGTTGGTCCTTTGATTCCCGGAGTCCGATCTCCAGCAGGTGCGGTATGTTCGGGGTCGGCCCGAGGTAGTCGTGATAGCGACTTGGGGTCCCGTTCACGAAGAAGATGCGATTCTGCCAGACGACCTTAGCGCGTTCGGGAATGACTGCATCCTCCGAGTACATGATGGCATCGCTCTCGATCAGGTAGCCGACCGGACTCTCCGTCAGAATCTTCCCATCCTGGTGAATAGCGCAGGGGTGGTCGGCGAGGTCCGGGGCATCCGGGTAACCCTCCAGGACCTGCCCATCCACTGCCTCGCCCGTATCGAGGTAGTAGATATCGGCGGTATGGGTAAGCAGTGATTGAAGTTCAGCGTCTGCCATCGTCTATGCCTTGTACGCCGCCGCGGGGAGTCGGGCCGCGTCGAGGAAGTCTTTCTCTAGCGCCTCTGCCTGCTTGAACAACGAAGCGACCATCGTTCCGATTCCACCCATATCTTTCGTGTAGGGTCCGAGAGTCAGGCGGCCGCCAGAGGCCACTACCGTCGCCGCACCGCCCGTCGCCATCACTGCCGTCGCCACCGCCTTGCCCGCCATAATGAGCAGATCGGCGTCCTCGGTCGGTACCGTATCGGCAGTAGCGTGCCATGCCGTATAGATCACCGCCAGGGTTGTCGCACTCTCCGGGCGAGGCATGATGCGAACCGTACCACCCGGCATATCCTGCTCCCACTTCGTCCCGAACTGCCGCGCCCAGTGCTCCAACTTCTGCCGGTAGATATCCACCTGCGAAGGCTGGTTGAAGTCCATAATCACGTCGCCGGCGGCCAGCGCCTCCGATAGGGTCGAGGTGTCGCCGATCAGTTCGCTCAAATCCTCTAGTGCGTCGATGGGGGCCAACTCAATACAGAGATAGCCGCCCGCGGGAAGGCTGTACTCCTCTACGTCCGCACTTACCGCAATCGTCCCAAGTACGTGGCGCGGCCGCTGCCTGGAATACATGCGGACCGCGTCCTTAACCGCCTGCGTCCACTGCGGGTCAGTCAGCCCCGCCCCGAAACCGAGCAGTTTCAGTTCCGCGATGAGTTCTACGTTGGTCATGCGTTGGTGACTCTCTCCTGGCCATATAAAAGCCCCGGCCTATATAGGTGCGGGGCCTCTCCACTATGGCGATAGCTAAAGGCGATTACATACTGATTACCTGCGCGTCGATATCGTCGGGAACCCGCCGCATGATTCGTCCACACTGCCGGCACTTAAAGTCGCGAGGCTGCGAGGTTCCGGTTTCCTCGCGCGCTCTACGGTCCTGGCTCATATAGAGCCCCGTATCGCCCGCGGCCACCGGCTCGAACTGGCCGAATAGGGACGCTTCACAGGCGCCGCAGGTGTCCAGGGGCAGGTCGGTTGGCGAGGCCGTCTGCCCCTGAACGGGAGGTGAGGCGTGAGCAGCGGACGTTTTCCGCGTGATGTCTCGCATAGTCGTCGGCATCAGCCCATCGCTCCCTGGAGAAACTCTCGCCAGTCCGCCTCCCACCTATCTAATCCGCCGAACTCCTCGGCCCAGGCTCGCGCGCCCAGCGAAACCGCCTGCCGCCGCGCTAGAACCCGCGTCAATGCCTGACTCCACTGCTCGACAGCCGCGTCATCCGTCGCTACCACCGGCACTGTCTCCCCAACTGGCAGGCCATTCATCATGCCGCCTTCGATGTCGGCGAACAGTCCCACATCACTCGCCACAATCGGTAGTCCACAAGCCAACGCCTGCAATCCCGCATAGGGGCAGCCATCTGCGCGGGACGGGGAGACGAAGATGTCTCCAGCAGCTATAGCTTCGGCCTCTGCTCCGATCCCCGCCCCGATCAGTCGGAACTCGATATCGGGCCGCCTCCTCGCGAGTGCCGCTATCACATCCCCGCCCTTCGGCATGGCGTCGCTCGGATAGATTGCGATGGGCCGTTCCCGCGCCGGATGCTGCCGCGGCTGGTACTCGTCTAGGTCCAGTCCGTTGGCGATGATCGCCGCCGGCTCGACTCCGTACATACCCTGCAACTCCCACTTGGTATAGTGGCTAACAGCTACGGTGGGTAGCCGCCGGTATTCGGCCTGTTGTATCTCGCCGAGCCGCATAGCCTCCGCTGAATTGCAGGCCAGTCCAATGCCCTTCCAGGTTCCATGGGCCACCGAGATTACCGGGCCGTCAAAGTCCACCAGTCCGCGGCCCCAGAAACCGTCCACGATAACCGCCTCAATGTCGTTCAGCGCGCCCGATGAGACAAGCCAGCGCCCTAGCAGATCAGCCGCGCCAGCCTCGTCTACTCGCGCCTTCTGCGGTATGTCCGACCACGAGTAGAGCCGCGCGCCGAGCCGCTGCTCTACGTAATGGCCAAACAAAGGGACACCGCCAGGGTGTCCTTCGCTCCGCTTGTAGAAAGCTATGTGGGCGAGATTCAAGTGGATATCCTTACCAGAATAACCCTGGCGCGCAAACGGCGCAGGGGTACCAACCACAACCCATCATGCTCCGCGCCTGTCCTTCCGAAATCGCAATCACGTCCTCTCCGGAAATCCGGGGGCAGTCCGGTCGGTTGTGCAGGCAGGTATCGAACCAGCGGCGATACATAGTTCCGGTTCCCGACTGCCCCGCCTGACGAACCACCATGGCATCCCGTTTGGCGGTTACCTCCATGGCCATTAGCTCTCTCGTCTCCTCATGGTAAGCAGGGTGCATCGCAGGTTCGCGGTCTCCCAATCGTCGGATGGAAAGACCGTCTCATTGACGAACCGTATGATGTCCACCCAGTCCTCGTAATAGTCATGGATAGCCAACCAGCCGCCTGCTACTACATGCTCATGGAACCCCTCGTAGTCGCCGCGTATCCCTTCATAGGTATGCTCGCCATCAATGAAGAGCAGTCCAATCTCTCGCTGCCAGACCTTCGCGATTTCCCTGGAGTCGGCTCGAATGGGCGTCACCTGCGCCCCCAGCCCGAAAAGGTCAATGTTGAAATCGAAGCGCTCGCGGTGTTGGTCCCCGCCCTTCAGCCCGCTTGCCGGACTATACGGTCCCCAGGTGTCGATAGCCCAGACGTGCGCGCCCAGACCGGCCGCGGCACCCAATCCGAGCCGGCACGTCGACCGCCCGCGGAGGGAACCGATTTCTACGATAGCCTTGTCTGCGGGCACCCGCGCCGCGAGCCACGTAAGACGCTGCGCCTCATCCTCCTGTAGGTAACCCCAAACCCGTTTAGGGTGCGGGGTACATTTCAACGCCATCAGTTCGTTGTCGGGCGTCTGTGGTATCGTCGCCGTGTCCATCAGTCGCTCCCGCCAAGCCATGGCACCGCCGGGGGCTTCGCAACGATCACTTCTAGCGCGTCGCAGTCCGCCGCGATTATAGAGAGCCCCGCCCTCATGCAAACCTCAAGCAGTTCGCCGGGATACCAGCGCCGGAAGTTCGCCGGCCAGTCGCCCCGGTCAGCCTCCTCGAATCGCTGCGGATAGCGCATCGCTGGAACCTGAAGCCATGCTATGCCATCGTCAGTCAGAACGCGCGGCAGGTCGCGCAGATACCGGACCACTACCTCTCTGTCCATGTGCTGAAAGACCATATGGGAAAAGGCGAACTGGATAGCGCCATCCTTGATGGCCTCCAGCGAGTGCCCGCTGCCCTTCACGAGAACGACCTTGCCATTCTTCGTCGTAATTGGCATCCGCTCGGCGGCCTGCCGCAGCATCTCGCCGCTTACGTCGAGCAGGTGGTAGACCCCGACGACTGGGGCGAGATACTTGGCCGTCCTGCCGGTGCCCCCGCCGATATCGAGAACCGTCACCGCGGCACGATCCTCGAAGAAGAAATCGACCAGGCCGGCGAGATACTTGGCGTCCCTCTGCCCGCTCTCCTCAAACCATTCGGGACTCGCCCGGTAGCAGATGGCACTCGTCGAGTTCTCTTTCGCGAGTCGGTCCCAGAGCGCGTCCATCGAAGTCCCTGGGTCCCATTTGCCCTCAGGCATAACCTAGACCCTCCAGTTGTCGTCGAATTTCGGCCTCGTCTACCGCCCCGCCCTCGGTGATCTGCGTCAATGCTATCCCCTCTATCCGCCGTGAGGGGGCCGCATCGAGCAGGTAGAGCAGCGTGGGAGTAACGTCTTCTACACTCACTTCCAAATTCTCGACTGGCCGTGCCTGTGGGCCCTTGTAGGCGATGATTCCGCGCCGCGTCGCCGGGTAGTTCGGCCCATGGCATAGACCCCAGCCATCCCCCTCGCGGGGTTCATCGGTCAAATCCAGCGCATGGTCGGAAACAATGAATGTCCATTCGGGGTAGAGAGTGAACTCGAACCGCTGCAGCATCACCCGTATATCCGCCACGATGCTCTTCAGGGTCCGCTTCTGCCGGAACGTCCGATAGGCATAATGCGCGAGTCTGTCCAGGTCCGTCAAACAGAGAATGGCGAGATCGGGCTGCCCCTTCTTGAGTTCCACGAGGAATCTGTGCGCGAGTGCCCACCGGGCAGCATGGCAAGTCTCCATCAGGTCCTTGTCTGGACAGGCGAGGAAATCCCAGGAGGGCTCGCCTTGATGCGCGTAGTAGAGGTCGAGGTCGCGCCATGCCCAATCCACCGCCGCCTGCCGCGGGAATGTCCGATTCTTTTCGGGCGCGGGATACCCGCAGACGAGAAGCCGCCGCACCAACCGGGGCGGGTACGTGAAGGGCACATTGATCGCCACCGTTTCCATATCCGCGGCCGCGAGGTGGTCCCATACATAGGGCGGCCGCTTCAGGCCCTTAAGCATTCGCGGCTGTGGGACGTGCGGGATACCATGCCCCTCCGCCGTCAACCCCGTGAAGATGCTCGTCCAGGCGGGACCCGATAGTGCATGCGGGGAATCCAGAACGCCGGTATGGAAGCCGTCTTCCTCCAGCCAGTGCCGCCAGTCGTAGGAGTAGCCGTCAATGCCTACTACGAGAATCATACTGTAACCTCCGCCAACACCGGCTGCTCCAGCCAGTGCGCCAATCGGGCCTCGGCTATGCGAACATAGCTCTCGTCCTTCTCACACCCCAGGTAGTCGAACCCCTCCAGCCCTGCGGCTATCAGCGTGCTACCACTTCCGGCGAAGGGGTCGAGCACGGTCCCACCTGGCGGGGTCACCAGGCGGCAGAGCCATTCCATCAGCTTGATAGGCTTCCGGGTCGGATGATTGTTGCGGTGGCAGCGAACCTCTTGCCCCTTGGCGTTGAGGTGCGTCTCCGTGTGTAACCCCCCGCAGACAACGCAGGGGAGGACGCCAATAAGACCCGCCTCGGCTTCGGCGCGGGAGACCTTGCTACAGTAGAAGAACCGGGAGGGGCCGCCGGTGTCGCCATAGTAGCTATAATCATCTCGCTTCGTGCCCCCCCTAGCGCCAGCAAACCGCAAAGGCCCGCCCCCACCACTGAATCCCTTCCGCTCCCCCACCACCTCGTCAAGCGCCACCGCCGCATCCTCGCTGAGAACGAGATTCGCAGGCCAGCGGCCGGGGCCGCCAGAGGTGATCCTTTCCCCCTCGACCTTGTTGAGTAGGCCCCCGCTGGCGACTTGCCCTTTTCTATTCAGGAATGCAGGTTCCGTCCCAATCCGACACGCCCCTATATTAAGAGCCCCCGTCCCCCACCGCAGCACGTTCATCGCGATTGTCTTCTCCGAGAGGGGCTTCCTTACCAGAATCCAGTTCTCTACGGCCGGTTTCAACCCCGTGCCCCAGCCGTCCCACTGCGCGGCCTCGGGGGTCGCAGGGGCGCGCACTTCGTAGATGTCCCGACTTGTAAACCAACCCGCCGACTTCTGCACGCGGGCGACAATTTCGCCTTCCACGCATTCGCGTTGCTCGTCGGTGAGTTTCGGTAACCATCTCTGGAACTCTGTCCACCACTTATTGCCTGGCGCGTGCTCGCCTACTGTCCAATCATGCCGCGAATTGCTAGGAAGGTTCAGGCCCGCCGACTCAACTGCTTCAACCGCAGAACGCCGGATCACTGCCTGCAACTGGTAATCCGCCGCCTTGTCTATCGTCTTGCTCACGTCCAGGCTCTTAGGGAAGCCAGACCCGAAGATATGGTGAACGACATCGCGTACCTCCCAGCCCGCATCTTCCAGCGCCCATGCCGTCCAGTGCGAAGTCCGCGGCAGCGCCCATACCAACCCATGTGCCCCCGGCTTGCAGACCCGTAGGCACTCGCCGAAGACCTGCGTTGCCCACGCTACCCAGGCCCGCCGCCCGCCCCTGTCTGAATCCCACTCTCGACCCATGAACGAAATGCCGGCAGGCGGGTCCATCACGCAGGAGTCAACGGACTCAGCCCCCAACGTCGGAAGCCAGTCGAGGCAGTCGGCGCGGATGATCATGCCTTCGGCCTCCACTGTGCGACCCTGGACCGGAACACCTTATCGTCGGCGATTGCCCTCTCCCTACTACCCTCGGGCCGCCGGCCACCCGCGGCCAGGAAGTGCCACCCGATAGCCTGGATATCGACTAGCAGCCGCTTCTTCCCCAACAGGAAGAGCCGCACACTCGCGTCGCTTTCCTCTCGCTGCCCGAACCGGCTGTAGCAGTCCGCAAAGCCGCCGACCTCCTGGAGGGCACTCGCCCGATACATCCACGTCGAATATAAGTGTTCGCACTCCACGACCGCCTCGTCGGAGAACTGCCAGAACTGCAGCCTCGCATGGCCGGCCAGCAGATCGGCCAGCGTATTCGTCATCCCTCGCTTGGTGGCAAGAGGGCCGTATTCATGCAGGACTCCATCGCTGTGCATGGGATAGCAGCCGCCGACGGCCCCGACTTCGGGTTGGTTATCAATCAAGCGGTAAAGACGCTCTATGAAATCCGGTCGGGCTGGCAGAAGGTCGTCGTCAATTCTTAGGACGAGATCGGTCCCGAGATGTTCTAGCGCGATTTGATGGTTCGGACTGGCACCCCTTCCCGAACCCTGGACTATATCGCACGGGATACCGCTCTGCTCCCAGCGCTCGACCATCTGCTTGACGGCGGAATTGTCTCGCAAGGTTGGTTCGCCATCATTCACGATACAGATGGCATTCGGGCGCTTCGTCTGCACGTAGAGCGCCGATAGTAAGATCGCGAGGTATCCCGGTCTATCTCTCGTGGGGATACCTATGCCGAGCGTTTCCATCCCTGGCGGACTGGGGGCGCCGAGAACCGCGGCACCGCTGGATTTCGCGAGTGGAGTCCCTGGAACAGACTCGCGGACGGTTTCGGGTCCTCGGCGCTCCTTCAGTCCCAAGACATCGGCGATACCGCGGGCCATGCGCGCATATGTGAATCGCTGCCGCAGGTCCTCGGCGATCTCCCTCTGTTTCAACTCGTCGGGCGACTCCTCGAATACCCGCCGCATCCAGTCGGCGACGTCCGCGAGGTCGGGTTCGGCCCACAGCGGCCTTTCGTCAGCCTCATAGAGACCGAGGTTGTTGTTGCTCGGGGCCATCATGTAGGGGAACAAGTGCGCGTTCTCATCTGTAGCATATTCGAGTTGCCCGCTCCACCCGGTAGTACCGAGTCGGCAGCCGCAGGCCAGCGCCTCCAATCCCGTCAAGCCGAACCCTTCGACTCGTGCTGGCGCGAGATACGCGCCGTGCTGCGCGGCGCGCCGGTAGAATGCAGCAACTTCGCTATCCATCCATGGCGGTTGTGAATTGCCCATGCCCATCTGATATATATACTCGACCCGCGGTGCCTTACTGCCGAGTCGCTTCCGCCATTCGGCAATGATCTCCCGGCACCAAGCATCGCGGCCATAGTCGTAGTTCTTGACTACGAGCAGAACTTTGTCGGAACGCTTGAATGCCTGCCCGTAAGCCTCCAGCGCGACATCAACGCCCTTGCGAGGCGACATAGCGCCGACCATGGCGAAGATGAATGAGTTGCCGCCAATATCCATAATCGGACCGTCAGGACAAAACAGCGATGTATCGATTCCATTCGGAATGACCCGCAGGCGGTCCTCCGATACCCCTGCCGCACTCAGGGCATCTCGCACGGCACCGCTTACGCAGATGTTCCCCGTGAAGTGCTCTAAGAAGTACGCGACGTGATTACGTGGCGCGATGCTATTGTCGAAATGAAACCATGACCAGGAACCGGACGGCCCCTCGAATGTCCCCGCGTTGCAGAGCAGACTCTTTCCTATCGGGGGCTGGTCACGATTTGCTCGCCACGTCTGCCGGTCCACCGAGAAGCCCATGCGTTGCAGTGCCAGAGTGACTTGCCGTGAGAGTGTGCAGAGGGAATGCCCACAACCCGGCATACAGGGGGTTCGATAGAGCGTCATATTCGATGTGGTCGGATCGTCGATGACCTCTACCGAGGACCCGAAACCGCCTAGTGCGTTAATTGGCAGAACCGTTGTCTCGCCCGCGCGAATCAACCAAATGCCCGAAAGCTGATCGACCCTGGACGTATTTCGTACCTTTACCGTTTCTGACATCCGAGGCTCCCGGAATGTAGGGGAGGGCGACAGATCGCCGCCCTCCCCACTCATTGCGTCAGTCAGTCCAGTCGGTACCGTTCAGACTACCAACCCACGCCCTGAACAGCCGGCTGGCAGGTGACGGTCGCAAGGCTGTTGCCTACGACCTTGGAGTAGCCGAAGCGGCTCATCACCGCAACTGTCTCACAGAGGGTATCCGGGTTGACAAACGCCGGAGCGGTGTAGAGCGGAATGAACGGGCAGTAGACCATGCCCGAGTCATACCAGTCCGCACCCTTGCGCCCAACGAGAATCAACTCGGTGGGCCAGAAATCGGGGTCGGCACCGTAGACCTTGTACTTCGGCTGTCCGTCCAAGGTCCCAACGCGGTTGATACCGACTTCCCACTCGGCGGCTTCCGCGTCTACGGTCGTTGCCGACCAACTCTCTAATCGCATCAGTCGAATCAGCGCGTTCGACCCGGCGACGGCCCAATTCGTGCGGGCGCGTCGCTGCGCCCGGACAAGGCCATCTGCCTGCAGGATGTGCCGGTAGAGTTCCTTCTGCCAGGTGCCAAGTTCGACGTAGCCGGCAGCCGGCAGGAGACAACCGAAGTTCACATTGCCGGCGGTGACGTTACCAGCCGGGTCCGCGGCGGTTCGCATGGTATTCATGAGCAGGGCGACCACCTCTCGGGCGATCTCGTCTGCCATGAAGTTGACCATCTCCGCCTCGATAGCGATACCGTGGTCTGCCCGCAGGTTCTGGCGGACTTCACTCGACCACTGCGCCCGCAACTTCTTCGTGTCCATGGTGATATCAGCGTGAGTCAGGCTGAGCTTCACCTGCGGTATAGTGGCCTGTTCAGAGACGTACTGAGCGTAGTCAGAACAGAACTCGCCCGGAATAGCCGGGTTGCCCAGCGTCGGGTCGTAGAGGAAGTCGAGGAAGTGGACCACGCCGGTCGACTTCGTCATGGGCTGAACGCTCATCAGTTCCATAACCCACTGGAGACGCGCCCACACCTGCCGGATGATCGGCAGGACGTAAGGCACCGTCTGCGCGACGTTCGTGGTGCCCGTCCATTCGAGCATAGCGAACTGGGGCCGGTACTGCCGTAGGTTCGCCATCAGGTAGTTGGGGTACATGCGGATCACGTTTTCCACCACCGTGCGGAAGACGTGATTCGGGTTGCCGGGGTGGTACCCGTGGAAGGGGGCATCCCCGCCCAACGCCCTCGCAACCGGGTCGTCGGGATCGGTGGAACTGTGCAGGCCATTGTCGGGAATCCCCTCGCACAAGAGATCGAGAACTTCTTCGCGGCTCTCGGGGAGGAAGCGCGGGGAAAGTACGCCAAGCTGGAACTCCTTGGCGCGGTCCTCGCGGCTCTTTTCGGGGGTGGAAGCGACGTGGGCGGCGGTAATACCCATTCCGCCCGGACGGTTGATGATCAGCAGGCCGATCTCCTGAAGGGTGCGCTCGGTACGCTCATAGGTCGGCTGAAGCTGGTCGACTTCCGTGACCTCCGCCAACCTCTGCTCCATGAGCTTGCGCGCTGGCGGTTCCCATGCCTTGACCTCGTCGGTCTCCATGATCGCCGTGGTAGCGAGCTTGAGGGCCGCGGCCTTCTCCTCAGCCTTCTTCTCATCGGCCTGGCCCTGCACGTAAGTCGTAACGACTTCGGCTAGGCTGTCAATACGCCCGGACATCTCACTAAGTTTGTCCGGTTCCTTCGTCTCCGTCTTCGGCTTGGGCTCTTCGCCGTCAACCTTTGGCGGATCGGCACCCGCGGCAGGCGGGTCGCCTTTCGTCTCCATGAGGACCTGTACGCCGGCGGTCGTGCCCTTGGCGACGGCCTCCTGGATGAGCTTCTGCAACTCTTCTGTGGTCATTTCGTCTAGCACCTCGTCGATGGTCTCTCCAGGAACATCACTCGACGAGGGAGCCGAAGCGGCTGCCGCAGGCTGACCGTCCCTCTCCCTGAAATTGCGAACGCCCGCGACCTCATCGCCCTCGTGGGCGGCAGCGCCTAGGACGAAGTCCCAGCCGCCGAGGTTCGCGAGCGCCGTCTTCTCATCTACAATCTCAACTGTTTGTCCGTCTCTTACCTCCGTAGTCGTGATAGCGGCAGTGCGCGAACTCACCTGCACCGGAACGCCGTTGCGGACGAGCCGCTGCACATCAGCGCCTTTGCTAGTGTTGATAACGTCCGTCGCCCCCAGCAGGTGATTGCCTTCGAGCCGCAAGTCCCGCCAGGGGGTGCAGACCGTATCCATAAGCCGGGGCCGGCCGTCGGCAGGGTGGTCACCCTCGCCGAGCCACCGCTTCGAGCGGGCCGTGCCCTCCTTCGACTCCGCGACGATACTCTCAAAGAGGCCCTTGGGGTAGACTCGCCCATTCTTCGTGGGGGTGTCCGCAATACCGAGCAGGCATTCCACCGTCATAAGGTGGTCGGTGCTGCCCGCGGTCGTGGTCGTGTCCTTCTCGGCGACGATTCGGACGGGGGCGGTGTAGGTTTCGAGGAGTTCAGTGGTATTGAGTACCTCCACTTCCTCCTGCTCGGCGAGTGACTTAGGTATATCCTCGTCCTTGATGCCGAGGGTGCGGTAGGCCGCCCGAATCTTCGCCTTGACCTTTCCCACGTCGCCGCTCGGTATCTCCACCTTGTTTCCCCGGAACCCGCCAGGAGAGAACCCGGCGGCCGCCCGCCCGAGTTGCGCGACGGTCACCTTCTTCGAGGGCGACTCCCAGAGACGCAGCTTCCAGGCAGAAGGCTTCTGAGGGTCCGGCACGTAGGCGAAGGCGGAAGCGGGATAGTCATCTCCATCCTCCTTCTTCGTCGCCTCCATGACGGCGGAATCAGCCTGCTCCATGAGGACGCGCAGACTGGTCGCGCCCGCCTCATCGCCGCGCTCCAACGCCGCGCGAATCTGTGCTTCCAGCATTTCCCTGACCGTGGCCATGTCTAACGTCTCCCCCGCCGCTTGCTGCGGCGTCTTGCCATATCGCTTGTAGTACGCGATGGCGCAGATGCGCTTCGCGTCGGCCAGGGACTTCCCGTCTTTCTGTTCGCTCGCCACGCAGGCGAGGTATTCCTTCGGCATATCACCTCTATGAGTCAGGCACGCCCGGCCAAAAGAAAACCCCCCGTCCTCTCTCGCGCGAGAACGAGGGGTATGAATCTTCACGGCCTGTCGCTAGCTAGGCGACTGACCGGGCGTGTTATTCGCTTTGTGCTCTCGCCTCAGTCCAGAAAGATCACTCCGTCAGGGCCAGCCTGCACCACAGTCGTATGAGAAATGCGGGGGTCGTCGGGCTCTACGGCAGACATTCCCGCATAGCGATAGTTGCCGCCGCACATGTGAATATGCACTGCGACAATCGCCTTTCCGGGGTGCAGTTTCTCCTGGATTTTTGTCTCGTCCCATGTATTCCTCATGCTCTCGCCTCCTATATGCTCTCCGACTGCTCCGTTAGCCGTTCGGCCTTGTTCGCCTCCAGCAGCGGCCGCACTGCATCGCCAACGTGCAGGGTGACCGTATACCCGTCTACCGCCTTCGCTACGGACATGACCTCCACGCGCCGCCCGCTCTTGCGGCCAATGATCTCAGCCGCCTCTTCGGCGATACGCATGGCCCTCTCTAGCATCCTCGCCTCCCTATCCCTGCGGATACCGCGGCGCCATCGGAGTCGGCAGGGGCGTGATCGCGCCCGTCCCCGCTAACGCCTGCGCCCGCAGTCGGTCCAAGTCATCCTCACTCGCTACAGCATCGCATTCGCAGTGCGGATGAGGTGTCGGCGGCAGTTCCCGACTCCCTACCGGGTACCGCCTGCCCGCCCGTATAGCACACGTCGAGCAGGGCCGTGGACCGCATATCCACTCCAGCATCTGTATGCCCGCCGCCAGGTAGGTCGAGCGTCGTCCCTCCATCCGCGCCCGTACCGCCTCCGTCCGCGCTATTCGCTCGGCTTCCCACCCTTCCAGGTTGTCCCATACTCCCCGGAGTTCGCTCCCCATGTCTGCCGCAGACATGCCCTCGTCGAGTCCCGTTATCATCGCCTTGCGAATCTCGACCTGCCATTCCATCGGCACGAGCTTCGTCAGCCTGTCGCCGTAGTAGCCGGCGTACTGTCCCATCTCGCCGACCGCCGCCGGGTCTTTGAGCAACCAATCCTCGGCGAACCCCAACTGCGCCGCGGCCTTACTCGATCCGTTCTTCATTGCCTCCTCGAAGGCGTCTCGAAAGCCCTCGCGGAACTGTCCGTCCAGGTTCTCCGGCAACTCTATGGACTGCATCAGCACCCTCAGCGAACTCGTCGGCCCGCCCTCCGCCTCCAGCATCGCCTTGCCCCGGAGTTGTGCCGCCAGGTTCTGCTTCTCCGTATCGTCCAGGCTCCGCAGGTTGACGATCCTCGCCCGCCACTCCTTGCGGACGAATCGCTGCCTCTGCTCCGGCAATCCAGCCGCCCGACGCCACTGCTCTCGCTCCCGTTCGACGGCAAGGTCCGCGTCGAAGGTGTCTCGTATCAACGGCACGAGCAGCGACGGTTCCGGCGGCCGGTACCGCTGCCGGAAGGAGACCTCCCACTTCCGAGCGAATGACTGGACGACTCGCAAGATAGGAAGCCGCCCCGGAAGGGCATTCGCCGCCTCAAGCAGGGCCAGGGTAGTTGTAGCTGCCCGCACCGCTAGGCGCAGGTTCTCGCGCCTCTGCGTTACCGCCGTCACCCTCTAGCTCCTTGTTCGCGAGCACCAATACCGCCTCCAATATCCCCTGCAGTGACTGCGCGCGCCGGCCCAACTGTTCCTCTGCCGCTCCCGCCCATTGCTCGCCTAAGTCCCCGAGCCAGCGCTCCTTCTCGTCCTCGGTAAGGCCCATGTAGTGATCAGCCACCATCTCAAGCGGGACTTGCAGGAAGTTCGCGATGATCTGCAAGGTCTGTGCCCGCATGTACTCGATCTCGGCGTTCTGCTTGGCGTCCGCGGTTGAAATAACCGGGAACTCCAGGGCGACTGGGTTCTTGATTGGGTCGTATCCCCGCAGGATGAGATGCAGGGTAATCACGATGTTGTGCCCATAGGCCAGCGACTTCTGCATGCCCCGAATCGTGCGGGCGAACTGGATATCCTCGTAAGAGATGTTGCCGCTGCCGATAGCGGCCCTCGCCGCCTCCGCGCCACCGAGGTTCAGGTAGCGCATGGGAACGCCTAACCGTGCCAGGACAATCCCGCGATGGTACTCTACGTCCCGAATGACCTGGAGCTGTACGTTCGCCGGGGTGAGAAGCTTAGGTCCCGCGTCGGGGTAGTCCTTGCCCACGTAGGGCACGTAAAAATCCTGCGTGACTTCCGTCGGGTTGTCCCGTGTACTCGTGCCCTGGGTGGCCGAGAGCACCCGTCGACGCATCAACTTGTCCGCATACCGCTTGACTGCCGCCTCCTGGTCATCCCGGCCCATCTTCTCGGTTACCGGAACCCTATGGACCATCCGGTCCATGGCCCGCTGCCGCCGCGCCTGGACCATGTCATCTTCCATCGCGGCGAGCCGCATGTACTCCCGTTCGCACCCCAGTATGCCCCGGCCGTATGCTTCGTCGGGGTCAATGGGGTAGGTATACTGCACGACTTGCCACTCGGCGAAGGGTATCCCGCTACCGTCCTGCTTGTAGTAGGGGCGCTGCTCCCAGGGCGGGTCCTGCGGCAGGCCCCTATCATCCAGCCGCCGCCATATCTGATGCTCTGGCAGAAGCTTATACCTCACCACACGGCCACCAGCCGGGTCGAGTACTGGCTCCCTCATCTCATTTCCGTGGGTGGCGAGGCGCCGAGCTATCCCGTTGCTTGACTCTCGGAGCTTGATCGCATCGCAGAGAAGTTCTACCTCCTCAGTTATTCGGTCTTCCTCGCACCGCACAAGAAACGCATTCCGCGCATCGCCCTCGTCCTCCGGTGCCGTCGCCACATCCGCGATCACGTCGAGCGCTTTGCCGATGAGCGCGGATTCATCCGCCATACGCTGGCGAATCGCATGCCGCTCCTGTCGGTTCCGACTCATCCGCCAGGGTCGCGTTAAGGTACTAATCAAATCGGCATCGAGGAGACCAACCTCGCCAGCCCCTAGCTCCGCGGGTACGCCCGCAAGCTGGTCAACCGTCGGGCCGAAATATGGAGACAGCGCCTTCGCGAGGCGCTGCCCGATTCGCTGTTGAATTGCGGAGATCAGTCTCATGCTAACCCCTAGACGTAAATCTCGAAGGCCTCCGCGTACTGGCTAACTTCCTGCCAGAATGCCATCACTACCGCGTCGCCATCGTCTGTCGAGCGCCCGAGTCTCTTTTTAATATCATCCTTGCTCTCCACCTGAATCTTCCCGCCCGACAGAACCCGCCAGTGTGGTGCGGTCAAATCGCCAATCAACAGATCGTCGGGACGCAGGGCAATGGGCCGCCCCGATGCAGGATCGAGTATCTCCCGCATTCCCCACCAGGCCGCGCTCCGCTTGTTCGCGAACCCGAGTTCACCCGACCTGTCCTTGGCGTCCGTTCCCTCCGAAGCATTGAAGGGCTCGACCGCGAGGCCCTGTTCCTTCAGCCGGTCGACCACGCCCGCCCCTATCCCAATCACGTCCACGATAGCCTTACCATTGTGCGCCTCCAGAATTCCCGCCACCGCCCCGGTCGTCGCCATGGTATCCTGCTTGGAGAAGCGACGAAGCTCCTTGATCGCGTCACCATGCCGTAAGGCAATGACGCTCATATCCGCTCCCGACCGCGCCACGTCCACGCCGCAACAGGTGAAGGGGTCCCAATCATCTGCGTCGTTGTGCTCCTTCCACCGCTCGTTCGCCGCCTCTACCCAGGAGAGCGGAATCACGCCATCCTCTTCCGACGAGGCGAACTCGCCCAGCACGCGGTTCTGGTAGACGGCCGAGTCCTCGCCCCACTGGAGCTTGCGCTGATCTGCCCACTCCTGGGGAACTCGCCTCGCTGCGATACATTCTGCGAGGGTCACATGCCGTACCCACCAGTCCTCATAACCCGGCTTGCGCTGGTGAATCTCGTAGAAGCGCCCCTGCGGTTCGCCCGGAGTGCTGATTGCCAGGGCGTAGCAATCTCCGCTTGCCAGCGCACCCTCGGCCGCGTCCCATGTCGCCGGCGGGATCGCCTTCGCCTCGTCAAACACGTAGAGGAGCCGGTCGGCGTGCGCGCCCTCGATGAGGTCCGGCTTATCGCTCGCCGCGGAGAATGCCTCGCCATGGCCGAGCTTCAGCATGAGCTGTAGCAACTCCGTCCGTTCGTCAAACCGGCCTCGCCCGACCCGTTCCCACCTCAGCCGGCGCGTCCATTTGTGCAGTTCCGGGGCGAGATAGTGGCTCAGTTGCCGCCAAGCACTCGCCGTCATTACAGCCTTCCAGTCGCCCTCCATGTGATCACGGGTGAGCGCAAACCAGAGCACGACCCAGGCCGCGAGTGCTGTCTTTCCCGAACCATGGGGGGACCGGATCGCCGCGCGCCGTCTCGTCGGAAGTTCTTTCAGCACCTCAAGCTGATACGGGGTCGGCCCTTCGCCCTCGGCCCACTCGAAGCACTCCAAAACGAAACGGTCGGGGTGTTCCCCGTAGATAACCGCGAAATCTTTGGCCAACAACACGTCAATGCCCCCGAGCAGGGCGTCTATGGCCTCGGGCCTGCCGCGAACCACCTCCAGGATATCAGGGGGCGCGGTCACTTAGACTCCCTCAGCAAGTCGCGGACCTCGTTCAATGCTTCGTTCTTGTGCCTACGGGCATCTCGGGCAACTGAAGCCGCAATGTATCTCCGGTGATCCTTCGGGAGGCGATTATGCGTCTCGCAGATAAATAAGAAATCATCAGCATCCACCAACTCCCGCACGGCCTTGCGGAACGCGCTGCTTTCTTTGCGAGCGTCTTCTCCCAACTCCGTTTCCAGAATTGACTCTATGCTATCTGCCAATAGCAGCTTGCCCGCATGGAGGCCGTCTTCGTAGGACTCCACGGCACAGTTCTCGCAATCTGGTTCCCGCACGGCCTCGTGGAGGGGGTCGGGTATATCCCGCGTTCGATTGGCGACAGATGGATCGGTCTCCCCAATTTCAGGATGCTCCGCGAGGAGTTTCTTTCCCGCGGCTATGTCTGCCTCGGTCACGGAACGCCGCTCCTCTCTCATCTCGCCTCCCCTGGCTTCCCATCCAGCCCGATCAGTTCTTCCCGCAGCGCCAACAGTCCGCCAATATCCATGCCCAACAACTTGCCCGCCAGGATGTTCGCCAACTCCTGCGCCTTCCGCTCTGCCGTCTTCGGCTTCCCGTCATCGCCAGGTTGGTCGAGCTGCGCGACCCGGTAGAGTTCGGAGCCGATCTTCAGCCCGTCGCCCACGAGTTTCACGAGGTCGAGTATGCCCGGAGTTGTCATCTCTGTCCGATTGAACTTATCGCCATCCACGACCTTGACTCGCCTAAGTTTCATCTCCGCTAGTTGTCTCGGGTCTTTGAGTACTGCCAGAATCTGCCCCGCGAGTAGTCGGGCGATGGTGCGGATGCCGACCGCCTCCTGCGTGAGAAGCTCCCGCTGCAGGACTCGCTCGGCCGCCTTCCGTTCTACTGCCGCCGACTCTGCCCGAAGCTCAGCATGGCGAAGCTCGTACTCCTGGTGCTCATCATAGGCCGCGCAGCGCTCTACCCAGGCGTTCTTCCGGCTCCAGTCCCCCCAGCGACGCCTCACATTGCGAAGGTACTTGCCTGGCGTCAGGTGAGCCTTCCACCGCTTCTGCTGCCGTTGCTGTTTCGTTGCGGTCTTGTTGGCCTTCCCTGAGAGATAGCCCCTGACAGCATTGGTGAGCGTCCGTTGCGGCCCTAAGTTCCGGTAC